ATTATACAGAAAATACACCATCGACTTGAGAACGGCTAACTACTACAATTTTGGTGCTGAAACAAGAGCGGCTGGAACGGAATTTATCACCTTTCACCCTGGCACCAATATTCAGGTCGTAGGGATACCCGGTATGAGCGGCACCAACCAAATTGTTTGTGGAAAAAAATCGCAATTGGTAATTGGAACTGACCTTATGAGTGACTCAGAGCGTTTGGAAATGTTTTACGACAGAAACGACGACGAAGTAAGAGTAAGATGTAACTTCAAAATTGGAGCACAAATTCCTTTCCCTTCAAACTGGGCTTCAAACGGCTTAGCATAAAATAAACCTCAATAAAAAAAACAAGGAACTATGAGTTATTCAGCGTGTTTTCAGACATCTTCTATCAACTTGGCGTGTGCGTCAAATGTTGGTGGAATTGTCAAAGCATACCTCGTTGCGGGAAGCGTAACGGGCATAACCTACAACGTGGATAGTGCTATTACAGGACTAACCGGTGTGGGGAACATTTTTACATACGATGTTCAAAAACAGACCAGTTCCTTGACAGAAACTTTCAATTCTTCATTAGAAAACGGAACCCTATTCTACCAACAGGACTTACTCCTGAACTTCCACAAAATGGATGTTCAAAAAAGAGACCAAGTCCGTCTAATGGCTCAGAATAGAGGCTTGAAAGCGTTTGTTGAGGACAACAACGGAACTATTTGGTATCTCGGAGGTATCGATGGAGACGCACTCGCAGGAGGATATCTTTCAGCGGGAAGCGGCGTAACAGGAACGAGCTTTGGTGATGCGAATCAATATTCGGTCACACTTTCGTTTTTCTCCAACGACCCTATGAACCCACTTGGTTTACCATTATCATCGGTGGTAAGTGGTCTTACCATCAACCCATAATAAAAACACCAAAGGGGGAAGGGAAACCGACCCCCTTTATTAGCCTTGGACCAATATGATACTAATAAAAAAGGGACAGACAAATAATATATCACTATCGGTATCCCTCAACAGGACGATACAGAACCCTTATTACCTATTTAGTTTCACTCATATTCAGTCAAAAAACCAGATAAACTTTATACCAGAGGTCATCCTAATAAATGACCGATACGACGAATTCCGATTCGTCGAGGCACCCACTACAAATTTATCATTACTCCCACCACAAGTATATTTCCAATACGACGGACAATATTGGGTTGAGGTCTATGAACAAACCTCAAGCGGAAATACCAACCCCTCTCAATCGGGACAAATGTTATGGGACGGACGAGCGGTTGTAGAGGACCCCGCAGTTCCGAATCCATATTACCAATGGACCTCAAATAATGAGGACAACGCTAATTTTATTTTTATATCAGACGACGAAGTTCCGGTATCACCAACACCGACACCATCGGTGACCCCGAACATACCAACACCGACCCCAACGACAACACCATCGCCTACACCGACCTCGACGATAACACCAACTCCGTCGGTGACACCAACAATTACACCAACTACTTCACAAATACCAAAATACCCGTTCCTCGTTCAATACGACGGAGACCTATCCAACCTATGCTCAGGTTCAGGGACCATAAGTTTGACTCTATACGGACTCGACTCGGTATATCAAAATAACACGAACTTATACCTTGATATAAACTTGACCATACCTGCGCCAGTGGGATATGCAGAATACTTGGGTATTATACTCGAAATAAACCCCGCTGGTGTCGTTTCAGGAGTCGTAGTATGTCCTTCATCCACTCCGACACCAACACCCACGCAGACACCAACAGAAACTCCAACACCAACACCAACTCCAACAACGAGTCCGATACCGAAATATTCATTCTCGGTAACCTACGATGGAAACCTAAATATGTTATGTTCAGGAGGAGGAACAATAACACTCACCTTATACGGAACGGACCCTGTATATCAAAACAATACAAACCTATATCTCGATAATAACCTCACGATATCAGCACCGGTCGGATACGCAGAATACTTGGGGGTTATACTCGAAATAAACCCCGTTGGCGTGGTTTCAGGGGTCGTAGTATGTCCTTCTCCGACTCCAACAATAACCCCGACAATAACTCCGTCTATAACACCATCATTCACTCCAACAGAAACACCAACACCGACACCAACACCAGTAATGTGGATAATAGGTGGTGGTTTTGATAGAGACGTTCATACGGCTAAATTTAGTGGAAGTAGTGTTTATGTCGGAGGTAAGTTTTACTCCTATAATGGTTACGATATTACAAAATTATGTCGACTACAACCAAATGGACTGATAGACACAACATTCAACCCTGAATTCTCAGAGTTATTCACCAATGAATATGTAAGGACATTGGAATTTGACAATAACGGATACATATACGCAGGGGGTAATATTGGACGATACTCAAACCTTACAGGATACAATATTATAAAACTTGACCAAACAGGTGCTTACGATACAACATTCTATAATAACGCAAGACCAAATGCTGTGGTGAACAAATTATTATTATCCCAAGATGGACTTACTATGTATGTGGGTGGAAACTTTCTAACATGGGGAGCATTCGGGGCTCCACGTTTGGCTCAAATAGACCTCGATGGAAATATAATACAGGGCTTCACTTTCAATGGTCAAATTTTTGATATGTGCTTCCATCCCGATGGAGACCTATTGGTGGTTGGTTCATTCACATTATATGCTGGTGTTGGTAGAAATAGAATTGTGAAAATAAACCCAACTACTGGTGCTATTGACGCTACATTTGCCGGTAATATCGGGACTGCGTTCAATACAGGAATCGCCTATAAAGTAAAAATTATCGGTGGAAAAATATGGATGGTTGCCACTGGAACATCATTCAACGGAAACTCATTTGATGAGGTCGTTAGGCTCAACTTGAATGGAACTTGGGATACGCCTTGGGTGAGGACCTTTGGTGGAAATATGTTCGACTTTGAAATTGACACCACAAATGGATGGTTCTATTATCACGGAAATATAACTGAAGTCAATGGTAACCCAAGACACTTCGGACGACTTGACCTGACAACAGGGGTTCCTGATACAACATTTAGTGATGGATATTGTTCGATAAATATTAGTCCTGATTCCCAAATAGGAGAAACGATATTTATTGACGCTCAGAGTAGAAGCACATTATTTGGTTACTATACGGGGGTATGTTTCCCACCACAGGTGATTGTAGACTTCGAAGCATATCAACACGCCATTCGACGTAACCTAAACGGAAGTAGTGATACAATTGGACTATAAGTTTTTTTATACTTACCTTTATACAACAAAATACAACACAAAATAAGAGATGAACAGGGATAATTTATTCAAACTCGACTTTGAGGTGGTGAACCTACCAACCTTCGAGGAGACCATAACTAACAAGGAATGGATACTTTGGGGTGGGGATAATTTATGGCCCAGTCACTCCATCGACCTATACAATTATTCCGCTATCAACAGAGCCTGTCTAAATGCAAAACGAGATGCTGTTTGGGGTGAAAAACTCCTAATAGACGGACAGGACTCAACCCTTTATATGGTCAACGGAATGAACTCATTGAGGGAAATTTATAAAAAGACCGCAATGGACTTTGTTATCCATAACGGATTCGCACTCAACGTGGTAAAAAATAAGATGGGAGACGGAATATCAGAAATGTATCACATGGACCTATCTAAACTACGTTCAGGAAAAGTCGATTATCGTGACTTTGTTCAGGAATATTGGTATAGTGCTGATTGGAGAAATGAGAGGAAATACAAACCCTTCAGCATACCTGCATTTGACCTGAATGATGAGGACCCCTCTCAAATTTATTGGTATATGGGATACGCACCTAACCAAACATACTATCCGATGCCAGAGTGGATAGGAAGTAGGGTTGCCACGGAAATTGATATCAACATCAAAAACTTCCACCTACAAAACTTACAAAACGGATTCTTCCCGTCAATTTTTATTTCCTTGAATAATGGTATTCCATCAGAGGAGGAGAGAAGTCAGGTATACAGACACCTGATGGACAAATACTCATCAACGAATAACGCAGGGGGACTATTCCTAAACTTCGCAGAGGACAAGGAACACGAACCAACCATTACACCACTCAACCTAAATAACTCTGACCAATTTTATAGAGATATGGATGAAATTGTGAGGAACACGATTCTAACCGGTCATAGAATAACATCCCCAAAACTTTTGGGAATAGAAACACCAGGACAACTTGGGTCCAAAAACGAAGTCGTTGAGGGATACGAACACTTCCTACGAACTACAATCGTTCCATTACAGGACCAACTATTAGAACAATTCGAGAAATTACTATTCTTGAGGGACAAAAAACTACACAAATTGGAGATAATTCAAAACGAAATTTTTGATACTAATCCAGTAGAGTCCATAACCCCCGAACTACCAAATACACCTCAATAAAATGGCAGCGGTTTTATTAGTCAGTGCTCAAAAAATAAAGGCGTTCACCGAAATAAATGATAACGTCGATGAGAAATTATTATTGGCGGGGGTTCAAATTGCTCAGGACTTGGGACTCCAAAATTTACTCGGAACATCCTTCTACAATTACATCCTCAACGGAGCACAAAACAACACCCTATCGGGTCCAGACCTAACACTATTACAGGACTACATACAACCATATCTCCTATGGAGAGCCACTTGGGAGTCATTACCGACCCTATGGATGAGGGTAATGAACAAGTCCGTCATTATAGGACAGACCGAACAGGGACAACCCGTAGATAAGGGAAACCTAACCTACCTACGTAACATCCACGAAGCAAGATACGAGTTCTACGCTCAGAGAATGATGGATTGGATACAAAACCATCCTGGTGACTACCCACTCTACTTCTCATACTCCACAATCGATGGAATGAGACCAGCGAAGGAAAATTATTATTCAGGAATTTACATCGATACAGGAAGGAGACGACTTCCACGTTTCGGAGGAGGATATCCAGGTCTTCCTTCATACACCGACCGAACAGACCCTGACTACTGCTGTGATGGATGGTAAATAAGTAGTGAGCATCATCAAACCTCATCAAGCCTCATCAACAACTATCGAAAAGTAAAACGAAATGGAACCATTTATCTCACTCCTAATGACCTCAATTACAGGGTTTGTAACATTCCTACTTGGGATAAGAAAAGGACGAGCAGAGACCGAAAGTGTCCTTCTACTCAATTTGGAAAAAAGTATCAATATCTATCAAACCATCATCGATGATATGAAGGAGGAGATAAGGTCCTTGAACGTAAAAATAGATGCCCTCGAGAAAAAAGTTGGAACCCTCCTTGAGGAAAACCACGAACTAAAAAAACTAATGAAGGAACACGATGCCTCTACCAATCCCAAGAAATAGTGAAACCCAAAGAGAATACATCAACCGATGTTATGAAGTAACCAAAGACGAGTTCCCATCGAACCAAGCGATGGCGGTGTGTTATGGACGTTGGAGAGAAAAACAAATGAGAATTATTCGTGACCTAAAACGAGTCAAAAAATAATTCCACGACTACGACAACGTTCCAAAAATTGCTGATGAACGTCCCCCTCAACATTATAACCCAAGTCATTCAATAACTCACGAGCGGAATTGACATCGTTCTGCTTAGATAAATTATTAGGATAATGTAGGTCCTTGAGACGAGTTTTTCCGACAACAATAGCACTTCTTTGACTACAGGAGGAGCATACCCATCGAGCACGGATTCCTACGTAGAAAGAATTACCACAAATTTTACAAATACGACGTTCATCCATATTGACGAAAAAGATAAAAAGTTTATATTTATAACTATACACGAAAACAAAAAAATTACAAGGGGGGGAGTTCAGCCATTTATGACTCGGTTGGGGTTTACAGGGTTTATTTGTCTTACTCTTTTTTGGGTCCACCGAAGTCCTCTCCCCCCTAACTATAACCCTCCTTGAAAAAGGGGGGTTTTTTTATTCACCCACCGAGTTGACTTTTCCGGTTCTCGACTATATTTACGTTTGAAATGGCACATAAACCGGTGGGAAACCACTACCTAAAAAAAAAATAAAAAATGCGTAAAGCCTTCAGTTTTTACAGGTCATATTACGAGACATACAAACTACTCGATGATAAGACCAAAGTCCAAATAATGGACGCTCTCCTTGAAAGACAATTCAACGGAACGGAACCTCAACTTGAGGGGATAAGTCAAATAATATGGGGTTCTTGGAAGTTCCTCGTCGACCAACAAGTAAAGGGATACGAGGATAAAACCAAGACCAAAATAGGAGAAAAAAGAGACCCTATCGAACCCCCTACCGAAGGGGGTAAGGAAGGGGGATACCAACCCCCTTACCAACAAGAGCAAGAGCAAGAGCAAGAGCAAGAGCAAGTAAAAGAAAAAGAAAAAGTAAGTAATAATAATAGAACTAATAATGGAAAAATTATTGAACAAATAATTTTTCCAAATAATTATAATAGAAGTTCTATCAGAAGTTCTACGGAAATTTCTTACAACCACATACAGGATACTTTTACAGACGAGGAACAAAAACAAGCTCTCAAGGAACTTCAAGAAGTTGCTAAAAAGAAATGGGGGATAGAGTTATGAAAAATAAAAATAAAACCTCAACGGAATACGATATAACCATCGAGAACAAACGACTTGAAAAATTACTCAAGGATATAAAAAACAGAGGAGATGTTTATTCAAGCTTCACTCAATTCGAACAAGAGATAGATGACTCAATAAAAACAGCGGAGATAAAAGTCCAATTAGAACCGAGTGTAAGACAATACGGAAATGTATTCATAGAATACTCAATGAAAAAACCCGAATGGGACGTTTTCAGACCTTCTGGGATATCTTCTACCAAAAGTGATACCTACATACTACCCATACTCCAAAACGACGGGAAAATAGGTCCTATAACGATAATGGTAAAAACCAAATACCTCAAAGAAATAATCGATAAAGGACTTGAGGAAGGATGGGTTTTGGATATAACAACCTACAAACTCAATGGAACCAACGATACAAATAAAGGATATACCATTCCAATAGAAAAATTACTCGAACCATTACTCCAACTAAAACCAACAGAGGTAACAGAACAGGAACGTAACCAACGACTCAAGGAATTACAAAAAAACAAAAAGTAATATTTATCAATATGAAAAAAACCAGACTCGAAAAACTATTCCAAGTATTCAGTAACCTCAATAAAGTTGGACTCAAAACATCCTTTGGGATTTACATCGATGATATGGAACTCATAATGATAGATAAGGAATTATTTCAAGACGGAATATTCTTTACCAGACGACAAATAGTCGATGCGTTCAAGAATAACTCCCAACTCTTCATAAAAGAGACCAACACCGAAGGCATACTCGAGGTGGAACTAATAAACCAAAATATATTCTTCCAACGAAATAGTAAGGATATGATATTGATAAAAATGTATAAAAACGAACTAATAGAACTTTATGAACTTAGTAAAAGAATTCGACTACAAAACTTGGAACAGGCAAGAAATATTTCAATACCTCACTAAACTATCACTACACGCACCGAACGGACTGACTATGGAATTTGTAGAGGAGGACGAACTCGGATACTCAATGGTCGTGAGACAAAAAAGGGAACTACTTGATGTATATTTCGTCGATACAATTTACGACCTATATCAGTCAAATTATATTCTCAATAACAAATACAAAATGGGAAACTTTCTATATGCATATCCAACATTCGATGGAAAACCAGAACAGGAAGTTCATCAATTTATCGATATGATAACAGACCATATAGTTTATTATGAATAAAGAACCAGAACTACCCGAACACCTCAAAGTAGAAATACCAAAATATACTCTATCCCTATATTTTACCGGTGATGCTCCACACGAGTTCGGATACGTTCTACACGAAGGAACCACAAAGATAGATGAGAAAAAGGTCGGAACACTCGGAACGATGGGTGTTTTATCGATTCTACGGGACTTTCTCAAAGAAAAGATATCAGAGGACCAAACGATATACGAACTCCTCTTACAGACGAGATTCCAAAACAGGACTATGATAAAATAGAAGGGGGGTCCCGAAAGACCCCCCAACCCAAGAAAACACAAAACAACACAGAGAAATTAGGAGAGGTCCACGTCCACAGCGTAATTACGACAGAAAACATCGAGTCGAGACAGACGATCAAAGTCCTTATACTGAGCATCGGTGGATGGGTCACAACGAAGTCGGTTGAAGGAACACTCAACAACACCATCACGGAGGTCATATCCACCCCACCAACAATGGAAACCCTTGAAGGTGAAGGTATAAGACGACATAAGTTCACCCGACTTGTAGGCTTCGGTAACTTGACGGAGGGAGGTGTAGTTTTTCATCGTGATAAAGAGGTTAGAGGTTCAACTCAACAAAGATACGTTGGATATTTGGAATACACAAATTAGATACCGACAACTGACTGAACTTTCTTCAGTTGACCTTTGGTCAGTCCGAGACGTAACCACATAATACCACCCTTCGGGCTTTTGAAGTGAGCCTCGCAACCACGATCTCGGTGGTTGACGATACCCAACAACTCGAGGGACTCAAGAGAGGGATACTCCTCCAACATAGAGTCGAAGTCGATGGTGTGAACAGGACGACCTGACTCATAGTTTTTATCAGAGATGGTCTTCAGAAGGGAGATAGGTAGGGACTTGGTAAGTGACATAGTAAAAAGGGTTTTGGATTGTTAGACAGGACAAAGGTAAGTAAAAGGAATGAATCCCACAAATTATACTGAAGGGAATTCAGAAATTTCTTCATCAAGACATTCATTGATGGACTCGAGGAGCTCATCGTAGTCCTCCCACCAGATCTCACCCAAATTGTTGTGAATGTGGTTAGACAACCAACCTTCAAAAACATCCCAATATTCAGAGACGAACTCTTCAGTCGTTCCAAAGTGGCGGGATACTGACTTGGGGGTGAAAGTGAAAGAAATTTTCTGTTCCATAATAAAAGAGGTTAGAGGTTCAACACGACAAAGATATAACAAAAAAAGTTCCCCCACAACTTGGTTGATAAAATAATTCGTCATATATTTACATCATAATAGAAAACCCCAAGACAAAAAATGAAACTACACCAAGACGACCTCGAGATGATGGACTACTACGACGGACTCATCATCACCACAGACGATGAAAAACTCACCAAAGCCATCGAAGGTATCTACAACACCCTTATCTTCGAACTCGAACACGACGATATTATCCGATACCTCAAAGTCAAAGTTCAATACCTGAACGAAACCCACCAATACAAACAAGAGTGGGATAACATCCGAAAACTACAAGAGGGAGAATAATATGAAAAACCTAACTGACAACGAACTTCAGATGATGGACTACGTAGATACACTCATACTAACGATAGACAACCACAAACTCAACGAGACCATCAAAAGTGTTTACTACACCCTTATCCTCGAGGACTTCCCTCTTGATATATCAGAATACCTACGAATAAAAGGACAATACATAAAACAAGAAAACCCAATATGAGATCGATAGATAGAATACAACAATGGATGGACCACGAACTCGATGATCAGTATATCACGGGAAATAGGTGGGACGGACATAAAAATTACTTTATCCAAGTCACCAGAGAGGACGAAAAGGGTAAATACTCCTACAACTTCGGATATCAAGGTATCAAAGGAAAATGGACAACCATAACAAATAAAAGATACCTAACTAAACTCGGACTTCTAAAACAATTCAAACACATAAAAACCGACTATAACTACTACCTAACATAAAATGGAACTCAAAGAAGGTAAAACCTACAAACTCGGAAAAGGGAGAATAAAGATACTCGAAATAAACGAAACAGACGTAAAGGTGGAATACAACGGAAAAGAATATCCAAACTGCGATATAAATTCACTGACGGAACTTATAAAAAAAGATGGATAAAAACTTGGTTCAGAAAAAAACTTTACTATATTTATAATAGACAAATAAACTAAACAAAAACAAAAAAAAAATGGCAACAACAACTTTAGAAACAAGACCCAACGAGGACAGAATAATGTATCAAAACCAGAGTCACTTGGCTCACAAATACTTCGAAATGTGTGGAATATGTCCCGACCTCGAGGACCTCGTAAGAATAACAGACCTACTGGTAGTGTGTGTAAAACATAAAACAAACGATACCATCAAAGAGTCCCTGAATAAGGCTCAACAACATATAAAAGAAAAATACAAAAAATAAGGAGGAACTGAACTAACTAATGCACCCAGTAAGGAACCTCAAAACCTCCACTACGATAAATAGTGGGGGTTTTTTCATTTTAGGTGGAACTTTTTTATTATCATGATATATTTATAGTCATAACCCGGTAAAATAAAAAGTAAGGACTATGGATATGAACGAGTGGATAAATAGGAACTATAAAGACCTTTATAATACCACCAAAAATATCGTCAAACATCAAGCGGACGCAGACGACCTATTCCAATCGGTAATGGAACAACTACTACAAAACAAACAGATACGGGAAGTCCCCCCCGATAGACGAAAGTATTTTTTTATACGAACCCTAAAAAACAACTACTACTCCAAGACCTCAAAATACTACTACGAGAATAAGAAATACCAAGACAAACAAACCGACTACAACCCTGAAATACACGAACAAATGGACGAACCATATATGGAACCCGCAGAACTCGGATGGGTTTATTGTCAATTAGAGAACCTATCGTGGTTTGAGAAGGACCTATTCATAATGTGGTTGGAACTTGGGACACTAACCCAAGTCAGTAAAAAGACAACTATACCCCTGAACTCGGTGGGGAGATACATAAACGAAACCAAACAAAAACTAATAAAACTATGGGTAAACAAAAACTAAACGATGAGAAGGTGGAACTTATCAAACATCTACTATCAACGAGGATATACAAACACCACGAAATTGCTGAATACTTTGATACCTCGAGACCCAACATCACCAAGATAAAAAAAGAGCATAGGTGGAAAGAAGTCCCCACCCCCGATGATATTAGGGGTAAATACCTATGGTATAAATTACTAAACGGAAAACTAAAATAATATGGAAACAGAAAAATACTACGGAACGATATCCATCGACCAAATAAACCTAAACGATGGTAACCCACGAAGCATCAAAAAGGACAAACTCGAACAACTAAAAAAGTCCATACAGGACTTCCCTGAAATGTTAGAACTCAGACCTATCATCCTCAACGAAAACAACATCGTATTAGGGGGAAATATGAGGGTGACGGCACTAAAAGAACTTGGATACACCGAAGTCCCATTCATCAAGGTAAAGGACCTTACACCACAACAACAGGAGGAATTCATTATAAAAGACAACCTATCATACGGGGAATGGGATTGGGATATGTTGGAGGAAACTTGGGACCAAAACCTACTAATCGAATGGGGACTTGATATACCAGATAATAAGTTCTACCAAAAGGACGAAGCCGAGGAGGATGACTACAACGGAGTAGTCCCCCCTACATCAAGAATAAAAATAGGGGATATAATAGAGATAGGACCACACCGACTAATGTGTGGGGACTCAACAGACCCCGACCACGTTGAAATACTAATGAAGGGTGAGTTAGCGGACCTACTGCTAACAGACCCTCCCTATGGAGTCACCTACGACGGAGTCCCCGCAGGGAAGGATTTGGAGGTTATCGAGAACGATGACCTACGAGGAGATGGACTATACATATTCCTACACGAGGCATTCAAAAACGCATATAACCATACCAAAGACAACGCAGCGGCTTATGTGTGGTATGCAGACCAAAACTACAACCACTTTATAAACTCACTGAAAAACAACGGATATAAAGAGAGACAAAAAGTTATATGGATAAAAGGGATGGTCCTAAATAGAAGTGACTACCACTTCGCTCACGAGAATTGTTTATACCTATCCAAGAATAACGGAACAGGGGTCGGTTGGTATGGGGGACGAGACAAACAGACCATTATGAACCTAAAAGACAGAGGAGAAATAAAGAACCTAAAAAAAGAGGACCTCATAAAAATAGTTGAGGACTTGGTGTCAAATACAGATACGTGGGAAATAAGAAAAGATGCAGTGGTGACCTACGTCCACCCAACTCAAAAACCTATCCCCCTATCAGGAAAAATAATAAACAACTCCTCACCGATGAAGGGTTTATGTTTAGACCTATTCTTGGGGTCGGGGAGTTCGATGGTCGCAGCTCACCAACTCGGGAGACGACTATACGGAATGGAATTGGACCCTAAATATTGTGAGGTAATTATAGACAGGATGAAACATAACGACCCCGAACTAAAAGTGACGATAAATGGAACTGACTACTGACCAAAAAATATTCCTCGATGTCTTGGAAAAGACGATGGGGAACGTAACGTTAGCACTCGAGAAAACTAAATACACTCGAGAGGATTACGACGAGTGGACGGAGGATATTTTATTCTCAATTATGATACAAGAGGTAAATGAAAAAACCATCGACTACGTAGAGAATAAACTTATCCAAGAGATAAACAAGGGGAACCTAAATGCGATTCAGTTCTACCTAAAAACAAAAGGAAAAAACAGAGGATATGTGTAAGGAATGTGAGAATAAAACGAATGAAGTTCCAACAACATTTAGGAACTACTCATTAGAGGAATTGGAGATGGCTTATAATGACTATAACAAAGCGATTTATACCCCCCAAGAAACAGCGTGGTTCTATAACCTATACAACAGGGTATTCAAAACAAATAAACAACCAGGATGTGGTAAGTGTTTTGTAACTATTAGAAAACACCTACACCACCGATACCTATACGAAACAAAATGAGTGAGGAACTAAACGAAATAAACAAAACACCCGGTCGACCAAAAGGCTCGGGGAGAGAAAACGGATATAAACTCCATAAGATGACTAAAACCGAAGTGGAGGTATTTTTACGAGAGTCAACAAAAATGATACTCAACAAACACCTATCCTACAAACAATACGTGGAATATTGTAGGAGACAGGGAATATCAAAAGAAATGGGAAACGTATATTGGAATAGAGTTTGGGAACAGGTAAAAGAAAGGTTTAGACACGACAGAAATAAACTCGTAGATAAACACCTACTACAATATTGGACAATATACCAACAAGCGATGGAGGAGGGGGACTATACCAACGCACGACAAACCCTCGATGCTATCGCTAAACTTCAGGGACTAAATGAACCAGATAAACTTGACCTAAACAATACCACAACCATTGAATTCAAGTTCGGAGACGAGTAAGAAATTACAGGTAAAAGGATTTATCCCCCACCCTGATCAAAGGACAAAGATAAACCTCATTGACAACGAGGAGGTAAAATATATCGTCCTTACAACAGGTCGTCAGTGGGGAAAAACTCTATTAGCCCAAAACCTATTACTAAAATGGGCATTGGAAAACCCGAACTCTGTTCTGATGTGGGTATCCCCCGTCTATGCTCAAGCACGAAAAGTTTTTACATCGATGCACGAGGCTATCGTAGGGTCGGGATTGGTAAGAGACAACCACAAAACTAACCTAATGATAACCCTCGTAAATGGTTCGGTCATCCACTTCAAATCGGGGGAACGACCTGACTCACTACGAGGTTTTACGAACGACTACCTTATAATAGACGAGGCTGCGTTCCTACGAGATGAGGTGTGGAATATGGTCCTAAAACCAACGATATTGGTAAGGGGTAAAAAGGTATTATTTATATCAACACCAAAAGGTAAAAACTACTTATACTCCTTATCGGTAAAGGGACAGGACCCCCACGAAAAGAGTTATCTATACCTAAAAGGTTCATCCTACGATACACCATTTATAACCAACGACGAACTCGATGAAGCGAGGAGGTCCTTACCAGAGGAAATATTCAAACAGGAAATAATGGGTGAGTTTATTGACTCGGG